TACCTAGTTCGGCCTCGGCCTTTAACCCAGTAACAGGTATGGTTATACCTACTCCGATGGCAACAGTACCTAACACTGCTTCTGCGGCTACGCCTGTTACAGATACATCCGCTTCAGCGTCTACGGTTAGTGTACCTACAGCTCCTTCAGCTACTACCCCTGTTACGGTAGCGTTTGCTTCGGCGTCTACTGTAGCTGTTCCTACAACTCCATCAGCTTCTACGCCTGTTACTGTTAGGTTTGCTATACCTGTTGCAGTTAGTGTACCTACAGCTCCTTCAGCTACTACGCCAGTTACTGCTACATCTGCTTCTGCATCTACTGTAACGGTACCCAAAGCAACGGCTCCAGCGACGCTGGTAACCATAACCTCTGATTCAGCGTCAACAGTAGCTGTACCAATACCCCCAACAGCTTCTACGCCCGTTACGGATAAGTTTGATTCCGCATCAACCGTTACAGAGCCTATCGCACCTTCTGAGGCAATACCGTCAACCGATACTATAGTTAGGTCGGTACCCCAAGCCGTTTGGCCCCAAGCACCTTTGCCCCAACCTATATACTCAACAGAAGACGGCATATAACTACCTTATGGAGTAGCGATACGTATAATAGCGTTTGTAGCGTCTGCTGCGGGGAATTGCACGGTAAAGTCACCGGCTGTAGAGGTTTTATCCCCGCCGAAATCTAATACCGCAACTGCTGGGTTACCCCCTCCTACTTTATAAATAAGAGCGCCACGAGCAGTAATAGTAGCGTTAGTCCACGTAGTATCCGCAAAGTCTAAGAATGCTGTAGTACCAGACGAGGCAGGAGCCGCAGCAATGGAAAGTGTATTTCCTCCCGCAGTATAGTTTGTACCTGACACTTCGTTAGTGGTAGCGTACGCAGTAGTAGCGGCACTTAAAGTTACGCTAGACGTGTACAACGCGATTTTAAAAGCCTGTGATGTGTTACCACTAAAATCCATCTCTCCATCTAAAAGAGCGACTTTAAAAGAAGTACACATTGCTTGTGTTATTGCCATTTTTTAGTTCCTTAACTAGCTGGGGTTCTGTACTGACCAGAACGGTATGTATCTTCGCGTAGTTTACCATCGCCAAGATTTTTTAGTAACGCCATAGACAACCCGAACATTTTTTCGTAGTTAGCTATGATGTCTGCCTCGCCTTTCATAAATCTTATTGCTTCTACAAGTGCTCCATTTAACAATGCGGAGTCAAACTCGTTACCTAACCACGAAGTACCTGCTGTAACTATGGACTGAGGGTAGTACCCATAATGTAATTCCATAGCATATCCAGCGTTGGGGGTTGGGCCAACAATGAATGAATCATCATCAAAATAAGCATAATGTTGTGGTAGCCCAGTACCTGAATTACTTGGGTAGGCTTCACGTATAAAATTAACATCTTTATTTAATAAGTATGTGTAATCACCGTTACCATCTATGACTGCTAAGGAATAAGACCATAAAAAATCAGAAGGCATACCTAGGTACTGAACTCCATTACTTAACGTACCAGTAACATTTTTACGTAGCGCAGGCAGTTGAACAGAGTTATATATCTTCTGCTCGGCCTGTTGCGTAAACATAGCCAGTTGGTCGGCTGTAAACGTGTTTTCACAAATATCTTCGATATTAGCTTTTAGTTCAGTATAATTCATAGGTTATGCCATAGGGCCGCGAGCGTACAAGCCTTTAGTTGCTGCTCCAGTGCCACGAATCTTTACTTTCCCGCCTTTAGCGTAGCCGTCTTTTACCTTGCCACCACTCTTCATCATTTTAAAATCAGCACCGGAAATCTTGCCGTCTTTGTTCTTGTCCATCTTAGACTGTTTACCTTTAAGCGCCACAATGTATCTCCCATTAAGTTGTTACTGTAACTTGACCTATACTACCATTAATTAGCAATTTGTTAGGAGTTAAATTGTAGGGGTCAACTCCACCACCTACAGGATTCCAACTCCACTGAATGTCTCTACTACTAAAGTCTCCTGCCTCTCCCAAACTTGTATCGGGGCGAGGATCACGTAATGCTTGCGGATCATTTACTGGAAACTCTCCTAACTTTAACTGTGGGTGATCGCCATTCCAACACTCAGGGCAAGCCTTTATATTAGTATCTCTACCTTTAACTATAAGGCTACGTAGTTCTTTTAGCTTATACTGCCAACCACATACATCACAGTAGGCTATAGCCTTCTTACTAGAAGCAAACGGACTACCCATGTCTACATGTATCCCATACGAGGTACAAATCTAGCGGAGGTTTTTTCTCTATCTTCTCCTGCGGCTAGCTCAAACTGTTCATCGTAGATTGATTTTAACATGCCAACCCTATCTACTAACTCTGGTATCTTCATAGCTATATAGTAAGCTAGTCCCGCTACTAAACAAGGGAAAAACCTAAAGTTCATATCCGCAGTTTGTACACCTCTACCTGCGTCTTCTATTCTACGCATACGCCAGTAATAAAGAACGTAATTATTGTTATCCGGTACAGGCCATTCATTTACTTTTGGAGTGTCCACTTGTCGTTCTATGTATAGTTGTATCGGTCTACCCTGTGTTAACTTGTTAGGAATAGACGCGTAAGTACTTACACTAATACGACTTAACGTAAGATCAGACTGCGTAGCCACGTTACCACTGTTTGTACGTAACTGTTGTTCTAGTAAATCTATAGTATCTGCGGGTAAAGGGTACTGTGTTTGCCCTTGAACTAAATTTATAGTGCCACTATCTATAGTCCACATGTTAATGCCACGGTTCTGCCACTCAATAGTTAGCAGATTCATAGACCTACGGGCAGTCTTTAGGTCGTACCCAGAGCGCATTTCGCGGCCTGCACGTTCCCACGCTTCCTCGGCAATCTCCGTGAAGTCCATGTTAAACGCTGTAGTTCCTGATGTAGCCATTATTTACCCCATCCTGATTTAGCTTTAACTTTGGCTTTGCTAGATAGATTGCCATAGTGGAACAATTTTACACTAGTCTTAGTATGGGTTTTGCCCGTGTGAAGACTACCATCAGCCATCTTATGTAGACCGCCTTTGTGTTCTTTTCCGTCTTTTTTATAGTGCTTAACGCCCATACCCATTATCGCATCTTACAGGCTTTACCACCGCGAGCCATACCGTAACCACGAACCTTACCACCTTTCTTCATCATAGGCATGGCGCTACCTTTCTCTCTAGGGTCTTTCATTCTAGGGTTAGGGGCTTTAGCCATAGGATCGACAACAGGTGTAGGTCTAGGCGCAGGCTTACGCTTAGGGGGCATCATAGGTTTTTTAGGCCCAGACTGAGGAGCGCCTGCCATTCCGCCCATATTCATGCCTTTCACTTCTTTCTCCTTATTCTTAGACTTCAAAAATTCTACTTGTTTAGCAGCTTGCTTATTATCTAAAGGCATGTTGCCTGCACCTTGAACAGGTTTAGGGGAGCTATTTCGTAATTTGCTTTCGTTTACCGACTTGTTTTCTTTTTTTCTTTCAGCCGCTAACATCTTCATGTAATCACTTTCTGACATATTCTTTGGTTTTTTCACGTTATTCTCCTAACACTTCCATCGTTTCCTAGCTTGCCGCAACCTTGAATTAGGGTCTTTAGCCGCTTTAGGAAACTGCTTCATTTGTCCAGCAGAACGAGCGCAGTAAGACTTACGCCTACTTGCCCGCTTGCCAGTTGGTTTATCCTCGGTAACCGCAGTCTTTAACTTAGAGCCGGGGTTATTCTTTCTGTACTTAGCTACACCTTTAGCGGTCATGCCAGCGCCGGATTTAGTAGGGCGTTTATCACCACTACTTATGGACATACCTTTCATGCCCACTCCGCCGCCTTTCTTATAGTACTTACGCATAGAACAAAGTTATAGAAGACATGTTTACAGGAGAATAATCTACATATCCCCCATCCCTAAACAGTATTCCATCGTCAGGTATATCAGGGTATTCAGAGCTAGTAGCAGAGCCTACTGTAGCAAACTGCATACGAACACGACCTGTAGGGCTAGTCTCTCTAAATGTAATAGTACCTGCGGTACCTGTATTAACAGCATACAAACCCTGTAATCGTAATCTACCACCAAATATAGGAGCTGCTACGCTATTAGAAGTACCTGCACTTACATTTCCCGCAGGATCGCCTACTGCTGTAATAGAAGTAATAGAAGTCCAATACCCAACACTAGTGGATACACCACCGTCAGTTCCTGCAAGATTTTCTGTAGCCGCATTTCCTAGTTGATCTAAGCCAACAATATTAAAAGAAATAGCGTCATCATCCCCAGCACAAGTGATAGTAATCTTTCTAGCCGCGTCAGTGACGTAAGGGCTAGCGGTCAGCGTAAGTGCTGCGTTGTTGCCTACCGCTGCCGCTGTGGATATAGCCGTTGCACTTGCTACTGCCGCAGATATAAATGTCGATTGAATGTCAGAAGAAAAAGACATAATCTACTCCTTACGGTTGGATTGCAGTGTTAAACGCCTGTGCATACATTACAGTAATTACTGCGCTACCAGCGTTAGTAGCCGCTGAAGCAGTTACATTAAGACGTAAATCAGAAGAACCAGTGTCTTTCCACTCTAGTGTTCCGCCGCCTTGAGTAGTAACAGTCTTTAGACCAACAGAAGTACCAGTAGCTAGGGTGTTAAGGAATGTAGCTGCACCGCCGCCTTCTTGCCCAACACTGATGTTGGTAGTAGCGTTAGCTGCTACTTCTA